GATAATTAAAACTGAAGATGTTGCAGGTAAACCAGAATGGTTTGATCAATTAGTTAACAAAGTTATTTTAGAGGGTGATGATGTAACTAAAAGATTTGCAACAGGTGAGAGACAAGTTGTTCACATGAAAGTTTTAGAAAAAGGTACAGGTGGTAAAGAATTTCCTCCAGGAAAACCTGGATCTGATGATATTTCTATAATGGTAACACAAGATTTAGATGCAGGAGCTGTTAGAGTTGAATACAGAAATCCAGAAAACGTTTACGGAGATCCAGTTCAACTACAATACAAAAAACCATTGCCTGATGAAGGAAACCCAAGACCGGGAGCTGAGTTTGATACTGCAGAGTCAGGTCCAGTTGGAAGAGCGTTTGGTCCAGATGATTATGAAATAGAAATAGATGAACTTAGTGGTACAAGTATCAGTGACTTAACATCTGACGTTTCAAAACTAAAACAATATGCAACAGGTCAAAAACCTACAATTAAAGAAATGATGCAGATTAAAAGAAGAAAAGATAAAGCTAAAGCCATATCAGAGGGTGGAGAAGATGAAATGCAAGCAGTCATAGATAGACAAGGTGAGTTTATACAATTTGATGATATAGATCCAGGTGATTATGCATCAGGCGGCATCGCTAGAATGTTAGGTGAGTAATGGAAGACCTACAAGATAAAATTATAGAGTTGATGGATCTCTTCGACGGAGAGGTCACGACACTAGACAAAATAAATCCACCAGAACCAAGAAAAGATGTTCAAGACATAGAAGCAATCAATAGATTTATGCGAGACAATCCACCAGGTATGGCAGGTGGTGGTATGTTAGTGCAACCAAGTGCTGATGGATCTAGACCTGGGTATTCAATGTCGAAAAAAGAAAAAGCTGCATACATGAGAGAATATTATGCTGCTAACAAAAAATTATCTGAGCCTGGAAAATTAGCTGCTGAAAGAGATATTAAATTAAGAAATTTTATAGGTAAGAAAAAAACTGTTAAAGCATCTGAGTTAAGACCTTTTTTAGAAGGGTTGGGTTATGAAAAAGTTGACTATACTAAGATTAGAAAAAAGTTTCCTAATTTAAAAATTATTAAAGATATACAAACAGGAAATCCAAAAGGAACTACAACAAAATACGATAAAAAAGCTTTAAATGTTGCAAACAGATATGCGAATCTTTTACACAAAAGAAAACCAAATGACAGGCATTATGTAAACGCTTCAAAATATATGGATCTTGATGATAAAGGAAAGAAAAAAATTCAAGATATAATGACACGAAATAAAAATAAATTTAATAAAGATTTTTCCGGTGGTTTAAGATTTGATGAAAAAAAAGAAAAAATTTTAATGGACACTTTTGGTTTAACAGAAAATGATTTTATTAAGCACGGTAAATATGGTGTTGTTCAAACTATTGATGGGAAAAGAAATCCTAAGTACACAAGCATTTATAATTTTATACAAAGAGGTTTTAAAGGAAAAAAAGTAAAATCATCAGAAATAATATCTGTCGCAAAACAAAATAAAATAAAAGATAACTTTGAATTACCTGAAGGACAAGAATGGAATTTTAAATCGAAAAATAATCCAGATGGATTTAAATATGGAGTGTCTGGAGCAAAAAGTAAAAATGCAGGTTTGGCAAAAAGAATAGAAAGATTTTTAACCGAAAAAAAATCATACACACTTGCAGCAGATAATTCTACTACTAAAGGTTGGATGATGAATTCTATGAACAGGTTGTATGAGAATGAAATAAAAAACAAAGTTAAGTTTAATGATTTAACTTATCAACCAATTAAAAATGAAAAAGGCACTATAATTGCTTTTAAAGATAATACTACAGCAGGAGGTGGTAATACTTATTATGGTTTAAACAAAAATACACCTGAAGATGCTACACCTTGGACAGCCCATGGAGACTTTAACAGAGTAGATAAATTTTTAGATATAGCAAAAGGAGCACAAGTAGACGAGCCTGGTAAACTTCTTAAACAAATATTAGACGACAAAGGTATTACTAAATTAATGGGAGACAAGAGTACGCTTACATTGAATGATGTTTTAAGTCATGAGAGATTTTTTAAGACCCTTAGTAAAACTGCTCCATCAGAATTAATTAGAAGACAAATTGTTTTGCATCACACAAAAGCTGTAGGTGGTGATTTAGCACAAGCGGCAGCGACCAAAGATATACAATTATTAACTCAAGCTAATAATTTAAGAGTTAGAGAATTTGAAAATATAGTAAAAGGAACTAAAAATAATCCTGCTAGAAATTTAAATGTTGATGAAATAGAAGAATTAAAAAAAATAGGAGCTAAAATTACAAACCTAGATGGCAAAGTTGTTGGTGGTGGTTCTTTAGTTGCTGAAACACAATTTGCTAACATTGAAAAAGGAGCAATAGATTATGCTAAGAGTGATCAATTTAATGTTAAAACAGTTGCATCTTATTTAGAAAGATTAGGTTGTGGTAAAGCAGCAGGGGGTAGAGTTTTTTATAATGAAGGCGCAATGGGTTTAACAAAATGCGCAAAAAGAGGTCAATTAAAATTAGAAAACATAGTTACAAAAGGAGCATCTAATGCTGATGATGCAGTGCTCGCTAAAACTATTTTAAAAGCAGGTGGGGGACTCAAAAGTGCATTTGCATTAAGAAATATATTTGGTCCTGCAGCGATAGCAGCAACCGTTGCTTTTGAGGGTGGTTTGATTGGTTATGATATGCTGACATCTGGTAAGACTTTAAGAGAAGCGTTTGGTGACAATCTACTTAACTATGCTCTAGGTAAAGATTATCAAATAGATCCACAAGAAGAATTGTTCAAAAGATTTAAAGGTCTAGGTTATGATGATCAACAAATAGGTGGCATTAAAAAAGCTTTAGATGCGATGAACACGATTAACACTGGAGCACAGTTAGCAATGGACGTTGGACAACAACAAGAGGCTTTACAAAAATCAAGAGGACAACCTGAACCTTTTATGGGACCTGATGATCAGATGATGGCTGACACTGCAGGACAAAGAGCAGAACAAAATTTAAAAGATGCAAGAAATAAGTTAGCTGAATTTAATAGAGATTTTCAAAGATCAGGACAGGCAGATGAATTAAGTAGATATATTGAATCTGGTGACTATGCAAAAGGATTTGATTTATTTGAGCAAGCACAAAAAGAAGCAGACATACAAAAATTAGAATCTGCAGGACCTAAATTTATGGGTTCAGTATTCCCTCAATTTGAAAAAGGAAGGCAAGAAGATTTAGCAAATCTTAGATCTGTTATTAATCCAGCGTTCAATATACCTGGAATGAGAGAAGCAACAGGTGGATATTTATATGGTTTTGCAAACGGTGGTATTACAAATTTAGTAAAAGAAGAACGTGAAGGTTACAAATTAGGTAAAGGGGTAAAAATAAAACCATCAAAGGTAAGATCAGATGCAAAATCTATAATTGATGAAAATATAAAATTAATGAAACAAATGAAAGAGACAGGTGAGATTGATGAGATATCATCAAACCTAAATCAAGTAATTAAAAAAGCACTTGATGAAGATTTCTTTGATAAAAAAGATAGAATCGTAGATACGTTGAATGCAAAAATTGCTAGAGAGAGAAAAAACTTTCCATATAACCAACAAGTTTTTGAAGAACCAAGTCAGTTAGATTTTTATGATGCCATTACAAAATCTAATTTTAGAACTAAGACAGGGCCTTTCTTTGATTATCAAAAACGAAAAAATAAAGCAGGTGGTGGTTTATTAAAACAAGCAGGTGATAGATCAGGTGCACCACCAAAATCAGGACCAAACCCACAAGGGTTGCAAGGTCTAATGAAACGTGGTATCAAAACATAGGAGTATTAAATGGCAGAAATAGATAAAGGACTCCCGAACACTAGAACCGAGATCAAAGTTCCATCAGAAGAGGAACTACAACAAGTTGATGTTCAGGAACCAGAAGAACAAAAAGGACCTGTAGAGGTCATACCAGAAGAAGACGGCGGCGCAACAATAGACTTTGAACCGGGAGCTATAAACATACCGGGCACAGAAAATCACTTTGACAACTTAGCAGATATTTTACCAGATGACATCTTAGAACCCATCGGAAACGACATGGTTCAAAATTTTATGGATTACAAAGCGTCAAGAAAAGACTGGGAACAATCTTATACATCAGGCTTAGATCTTTTAGGATTTAAATACGAAAATAGAACAGAACCTTTTCAAGGTGCATCTGGTGCAACACACCCGGTGTTAGCAGAAGCAGTAACACAGTTTCAAGCACAAGCTTACAAAGAATTATTACCAGCAGATGGACCAGTAAGAACACAAATTATAGGCATTAAAAATCCACAAACAGAACAACAAGCAACTCGTGTAAAAGATTACATGAATTATTTAATTATGGATCAGATGAAAGAGTATGAAGAAGAGTTTGATTCAATGTTATTTCATTTACCACTTGCAGGTTCTACATTTAAAAAAGTTTATTACGATGTGCCATTAGCTAGAGTCGTATCAAAATTTGTACCTGCAGATGAATTAGTTGTGCCATACACAGCAACAAGTTTAGATGATGCAGAGTCTGTCATACACGTTGTTAAAATGTCAGAAAACGAATTAAGAAAACAACAAGTGTCAGGTTTCTATAGAGATGTAGAATTAGCACCCCCAGGAACTGTAGAAAAAAATGACGTTGAAAAAAAAGAAAAAGAATTAGACGGAACTAAAAAAGTTGGAAAACAAGATACAATGTATACTTTGTTAGAGTGTCATGTAAATTTAGACTTAGAAGGTTTCGAAGAAGTTGGTGCAGACGGACAACCAACTGGAGTAAAATTACCCTACATAGTAACTGTAGAAGAAGGTAGCCGATTAGTTCTCTCCATACGGAGAAACTATGCGCCCGATGATCTAAAGAAAAATAAGATCCAATATTTTGTCCACTTCAAATTTCTGCCAGGACTAGGATTTTA